AAATATTGATGGCCGGAAATCCCTGATCGCAAATATGTGGCCACATATTGTTAGCGTAAACAATGTCATCTTCATCTATGTGAGCCATCGGCATGCTCCGCTATTGTTTGAGGTGGCGCTGCATTTCGGCGTCGTACATCTTTTCCCAATGGCGTTCATCGCGCCGCTGATCGAGCCAGTAGCGCCACAAATGCCAGCGCCAGACACGAACAGGCACTGGCTCATCAATGCGCGCCTCATCGGGATCGCAGCAACGGCAGCCAGACCACTCAGGTTCATAGTAACCGCTGACAGCACCGCCCTTGCCGTCGCAATGCGGGCAGACTGGACGGATCAAACCGTAAAGCCATTTCAGCATCGGGCACCGCTCCTCATTTGTTGAAGGACATTGAAAGGGAGAGGGGGTTCAAGCGGCCTTCCATCTTAGCCCCCCTCATGCTGACCGCTTAGCACCGGCTGCCGCCGTCCCCTTCAATGTCCTCCTATAAATCTTTAATTTTTGGTCGTGCTTGAAAGTGGATGCTCAACGGGCCGAGAGGCCACCGCCAATCTGCAATATCTGGCCACCATGTAACGTGCAGACGCTCAAATAACGTCACGCAATATCCGGGAACGTTTTTACCTCGCGCCATATTGCGCTCCCTATTGTTTGACCTATTCCGCCGCCTGCCGCATGGCAGACAGGTGTGCGATCATCGCTCGCCCCACATATTCCGTGAAGGCCGGCGGGATCGCCTCGCGCAACTTGTCGCGCGGCATCCAGTCGATCCCCATGGCCTTGCGCGCCATCGCTACGCCTGAGAAGTTTCCAACAACGTGCATGAACTCGCCGGGCTGGACCGGGCGCCCCATCTTACGAACAGGCGCGACGTGTTCCGGGTGCGGCGGGGCTTCAATCGGAAAATTGCACTCAAAGCCGCGATGCCGATAGGTCCGCAGGCCAAACATCGAGCCGCAAAGTATAATCGGATTTTCGAGCGGTGCCCCGATTACGTTTTCAATCGCATATGGGATACCGGCCGCGCGTAATCGGCGGCGGATCGGATCAACAAGATCGGGATGCGCGTTGCTCTGGATACGCTGGCATAGCGTATATTTTTGGCAGGGCGGAGAAGCCGCCGCCGCGTCAAAGCCGTCGAGCGGAAACGTAAGTGCATCGGCTTGATGAAACTCGAACGGGTAGTGAGGCTGCGGCTCAATGTCCACGCCAACGACTTCAAAGCCAGCGCGGCGATAGCCCTCGGAAGCTCCGCCGGCGCAGCAGAAAAGATCGAGTAGACGTGGTTTCATTGGGCCTCCTATTTGATCTTCCATCTCGGAATTTCTAGCTTGTCCATTATCAGATCGAGCCGGTAGATGATGACACAGCAACAGATGCCAAGAAATGCGAACATAATAATTTCAATCATCGCCGCGCTCCTTTACCGTTTGCGTTTCTTGGCGCGAGCGGCCAGCAAAATGCCCCGCTTGCCGCCGATAAAGTTGCCGTTGAAGCTGGCCGTCCCGATCTTGAACTTCTTGGCTATTGCCTTGATCGGCACCATCGGATCGTCCATCACCATCTTGATAATCTCCGCCCGCATTTTGGCGTCCACTTTGCGTTCTGCGCCCAATGTCTTTCCCCTTGCCTTCAGCGCGGCCATTCCGGCCTTGGTGCGCTCGATTGTCATTTGGCGCTCAAGCTCTGCGACCAATCCAAGAATGCCGAGAACGAAACGACCTGTGCTTGTGCTGAAATCAAAGCCTTCCTGTAGGCTCTTGAAGCCCGCGCCAGCCTGTTCGATTTGCTCAAGCCGCTGGTAGAGTTCTCGGCCTGATCGAGCAAGCCGGTCAATACGCCACACCAAAAGTGTGTCTCTCGGCCGTAAGTCTTTAATTGCGAGATCAAGTTGCGGACGGGCTTTTTTGCCGGAACCGCTGACCTTTTCCTCGTAGATGTTGAGGCAACCCGCCGCCTTGAGCGCGTCGGTTTGGAGTCGGAGGCTTTGTTCTTCGGTCGAGACGCGGGCATATCCGATCAATTCGCCCTTGAGGGCTGGCAGTACGCGCATTGAATTAAAGCTTTTTACGGCGTGGCGAGCGTTTCTTTTTTGCCGCAGGCTTCCTTGCTGCAATCATGGCCCTTACGAAGAGCGCGAGAAGGTCCATCTCGCCTTTGTTCATCAAACGGTCTTTGGTGCGTTTTTTCATCTTCAAACCGTACTCGATGAAACTATATAAGTCAACAATTATGTTACGGATATCTGTTGACTTATACAGATTGGCGGATTACATAAGAAACATAGGCCGCGCCTCGGGCCATTCAGGGGCGGAGAGACGCCCATGACGAACCACCCGAACCGCAAAGCAGCCAAGCATGGCTATCGCGTCGTTTATGGTGAAAGTCGACCGGCCTGGGAGCAAATCTTCCCCACGATGAAAGAAGCCAGGGCGTTCGCCAAGGAACACCGGAGCTTCGGCGACGTTATTTTCAGCATCAAGCCAGTTGTTCCGGGCGAGCCGGCGCAGTCCATGATGGCGGCAATCGCCGCTCAGCAATAGAGGCCCGCATTTTTGGGATGCCAAGAAGGGGTTTGGGGATTGATGATCCCACGGCAGGGCCTAATCAGCTTTGACGGACCGGCAGGCGCAAATCCTGCCCTACCCGCCACTTAAACAGGAGACATTAGTCATGGTAGACGGACTTTTAATGAAGTATTTTGTGCTCAAGCCGAATGGCGATGATGCCTATGCTGATGCATCCAGAAATGCGATGTCGGCTTACGCCGCATCGATCCGATCAACCAATCTTTCGCTCGCGGATGATTTACTAAAATGGGTCATTCGTGAGCAGCGAAACACCGATCAACATTTGAACAAATAGGGCCACCATGCCAGACCGCGAAAACGAGCAATTCAACGAAGGCGTCAACCATACGGTTGATTTGCTCGCAAAGGCGCTCGGCGCTGATAATTGGGTGGCCGGAGACGGCAGCGAGGACTACGACGAGGACCTGTCGCAGACCCTCATCAATATCCTTGGCTCGGTCGGTCTTTACGATGCCGAGACTGGAAAATTCGCAACACTGAAATCGAACAACTGAGGCCACCGATGGCAGCGAAGATCAGAACACTAAATCAGGCGCTTACCGACATTGATCGGTTGCGCGCTGACGCGGATGCGTTTCGCGTCGCGGTCATTGAAAGTGGTGCCTTGAATAGCGTCTCTCAGTCAAAATACTTTGCCCAACTTCGCACGCTCGAAACCACCCTCGTAGAAACACAATAGAGGCCACTTACTCCGCGACAGCATCGATCGTCACCGGCAAACGCGCCTGAGTATCGTTCACCAACTTCAGCAACGCAGGCAGCCGGTCGAGTGTCTGCCGTCGCAGTTTCGTCTCGTCAACCTTGGCCTGCGTCGCCAGCACCGTCGTGATCACCGACGTCTTGGCGCGAATCACGGGGCCGAACGTCATCTCGTCCGAACGGTCCAGTTCCTCGTCCAGAATTTTTTCGGCGTTGTCGAGCGCCTTGCCGGTTACGCGTTCGAGCTGAGTGCTGGTGTCGAGAACTCCAGTCCCGTTGCGTAGCCCATCGCCTGCAGCTCGGGCAGCTGCTTCCTCAACCGATGTCCGATATCCGTACGATACATCGGGGAGTTGGGCAGCATCAATGTCTTTAAGCGACGGTATACTAAATCGCTCGATGTCTTCACGTCGTGTTCCGTCCCCGACATCACCAGCACGTAGTCTCCCGCCGTCACCATCATCGGCACGTCCGCGAAGCTGCCCCTGATCTGCTGCGGTGCCGACCCCATCATCATCTCGCAGGGATGTACGTGTTTCCACAGGTCCGGCTTGACCCCGTATATTGGCACCCCTGTCACCTCCTTCCTCGTCAAATGCGAGTAGGGATAGTCGGGAATGGAGACGACCACGCCAGTCGCTACCGTGTTCATCGTCCAGTTGCGTGCGTCCTTGCCGTTCCATAGATCCATCAGCCATTGTACGTGATCACCTTCGTGCAGCGCCTGCTGAATGTTAAACGTCGGCCAGCCTGGGCGCATGGTGAACTCCAGCGGCCAGGGCGTGCCCTTCTCGTCGATGATACAGTTGACGTCGACATATCCGCAATAGCCTGTTTTCTCAAGAGCTTCGGCCAGCGGGGCCAGCACCTTGCGGGCCAGCTTGGAGTTGCGCACGTAGCGCAGCACGGTGCCCTGCTCGCCGGTCGCGACCCCCATGTCGTCATTCATCAGCTTCTTGAACTCCCAGTTCTCGCACCAGCCGGCGTTGAAGCCGCCAGGTCCGAACCAGCCGCCCACGGCCATCTCGATGCCGCCGATGAACTCCTGCAGGATGAACGGGGTCTTCAGCTTGCCAATCTTCTTCCAGCGCTGCAGCATGTAGACCATGTCGACCGGCGACTTAGAACAGTAGGACAGCGCCTTGTCCGCATCGCCCGAAGGCTTGGAGACAAAGCGGCGGTCCTCCCGCTTCACGTAGGCGATGGCTGTGTCGTAGTCGTTGAACTCCTTGTAAGGCGGCACTGCGATGCCGTGCTTCTTGAAGATGCCCATGCCGATGCTGCGGTCGAGCTCCCAGGCCGCCGTCTCGTCCGTAGCGCCTATGATCTTGACGCCTTCCTTGCGCCAGTTCACATCGAGGTCGTGGGTGTAAAAGGTGTTGTCCGTCATGAACACTAGGTCGGCCCAGCGCACCCAGGCCCGGTAGTCGTCGACCACCTGCACGATGCCGCGGCCGATGTTCTTGGTCTTCTCGGTCTGCCGGATGGCGTGTCGCACCTCATGCCCGTCACGCTGTGCACGCATGGCGAAGTCAAGACCGGCGCCCTGGGGATCGACGATCAGAAGCTTCATTCGTATAGCCTCTGTTTCTTCCTCTCGTGCATCTTCTCTTTACGCTCTCGCGCAGCATTTATCGACTTGAGTCCGCGCGTTGTGCCTTCAGGATCTTGCAGTGCACTAGGCGCTGAGCGAATGCCCATCATCCCTTGTAGCCGTCCGATATTGGAGCCTTCCTGCGGGCCTTGCCATAACTGCTTGGCTGTGATCGGTCCCATCGAGCCAAGAACATGTCCGAAGTAGTCCAG